TTCTCGTCCTTGGCGGGCGTGGCGGGCTTCTTCGCGCCGGGCTTGGCCGGCTTCGGGCCCTCCTCCCCGTCCGCCGGGGCCGACTTGGTCTGGGGCTGGAGCACCTCGGAGGTCTCGGACTCCGGCTCGGGCAGGCCAAACTTGTCGCGGATGACCGACGCCTCGACCTTCAGGCCGCGGTCGATGAAGGGCGGCAGCGACTCGGCCAGCAGCTTGAGGTCCTCCGGCTCCTCAAACATGAGGCGGAGCAGCGGGTACTTACGAGCCGGGCGCGGGCCGAAGTTCAGGTCGACCAGCGGCCGGATGACGTCGCGCCGGATGGTCGCGGCCAGCTGCCGGGCGTCGTTCATCCGGATGTCCTGCCGGACCTCGTCATGCACCTTGGCCTGAGCGAGGGACGAGCCGTCGTCGGAGGTCATCGTCTGGCCGAGGACGCCCTTCGAGACCTGCTTGTCGAGCCAGTCCGCCATCCCCTGGAACAGCTTGTCGCCGCCCGTGTTGTTCGAGGTCTGCTCGAACTCGATGGTCATCGTGTCCGGGATGATCGCCGCCGCGTCGGTGCCGATGTTGGCCACCGCCATCAGCAGCTCGTTCTTCTGCTCGGGGCTCGCCGCCGGGCCAAACTTGCCGACGCGGAGCGGCATGCCAAAGACCTCGATGAAGGCGAGCCAGTCCTTCAGGGCGTAGCCCTTGCACATGAACGCGACGACCGCGAGGCGGGCGAGACCGCCGCGGATGGGCAGGCCCGTCTTGATGCGCGGGCGGTGCTGCACGAACTTGTAGGGCGCGAGCTCGACGCCGTTGACGGTGTCCGACTCGTCCCGCATCCGGAGCTCCTGGCCCGTCTCCACGTCAAACTGGAAGAAGCGCGGGTCGCGGTGCTCGTAGCACTTCGGCTCCCACTGGCTCTCGCTGCGGTCCCACATGATCTCGCTGACGCTGTAGCCCTTGCCGATGGCGTCCATCTGGTCGGCGATGAGCTGGACGAACTCCTCCGTGTTGGCCACCTCCTGGCAGTACTCGGCGACCTTCGTGTCCTCGGCGTCGTCCGACGGGGACTCGACCATCACGCTGAGCCCGCTGACCGCCAGCTTGCGCGTGCCGAGGACCGACGCGTAGTGCAGGTCGCGCTCCTCCATCTCCTCGGCGAGCGTGAGATACTCGAGGATCTGATTGTTCTCCACCGCCCGGAGGATGGTGGCGAGGCGCTCGGGCGTGAGGCCGGTCGCCATCGTCGGCCACCACGACGTGCGCACGCTCGTCAGCGAGGTGGTGGCGATCTCCTTGGAGAGGTCCGAGGTGCGGACGGGGCGACCGTAGGCGTCGAGGATGGCCATCAGAGCATTCCTCCCTTCTTGCGGACCGGGCCGCGGGCGTTCATGGTGGGGTCGTGGCGGGTCTTCTTCCCGACGACGGGTTGGTAGCTGAAGGCCTCCGCCGGCTGGCGGGAGGCGTGGTGCATGAGGGCGTAGGCGATGCCGGCGTCGCCGTGGCGGGGCACGCCGCTCGTCGCGCTGTCGGTCTTAGACTTCGGCAGCCGGGGCAGGCCCTCGACGACCTTGAAGTGCGACAGGTCGATGAGGTGGTCGGCGTCGCGGATCAGCTCGCACAGCTTGTCCTCGAGGGCGGCCTTGAACGGCGGCAGCTCCTCGGCGTACCACTTGGAGGTCATGCTCACGGGCAGGATGTGCGCCTCGCCGTAGCGCTGGACCGTCAGCTCAGCGAGGTGAGCGCCGTTGCCGGTCGCGTCGAGGGCAGCCTTCGTGAACCGGGGCAGGCGGTCGATGATGTAGTGCAGGACCTGCCGCTGCTGGTCGAACGGGACGTTGAGCAGCTCGACGCACCACGGCACCTTGCGCACCAGGTCCTGGGCGAGGTAGCCCGGCACGATGACGCTGCGGTCGCTCACCCGGCCGAAGTCCATGCCGAGGAAGGACAGCTTGTCCTTGGGCATCGCCCCGAGCAGCGGCAGCACCGTCTCGACGAGCCACTGCTCGATGTGGCCGACGCGGGCGGTCTCCTTCCAGCTGACGAAGCCGTCCGGCAGGGCGAGGCGCACGACCGTGCCGGGCTTCATCTGGCGCTCGATGAGGTCGCGGGGCAGGTACACGCCGCCCGACCGGGCCGGGACGCAGAGGAGCTCCTCCTGGGCCGCGTCGCCGTAGTCGGCGAACAGGGTGCGGCGCCACTCGGCCTCGCGCTCGGGGCTCCACTCCCAGCCGTTGACCATGCAGATGCGCTTGAAGAGCCCCTGCGCGAGCGCGTCGTCGATGGTGCAGCGGTGCAGCGACCAGCTCGGGCGCTTGCCCGCGCGGACCTCCTCGGTCAGCGTGAAGAAGAAGTTGTCCGTCCCGTTGTGCGTGCTGATGATGTCGACGCGGGCGCTGCCGCCCCACATCAGGATGGCCATGGCCGCCTTGATGAGGCCGGGCAGGTCGTCGTGGAACGCCGCCTCGTCGAGGACCAGGTGACCGCGCTTGTTGCGGAGGTTCGTGGGCCGCGAGCTCAGGGCCGTGACGCGGTACCCGCTGGCGAACGTGATGGAGTACGTGAGGATCTTCTTGTCCGGGTCGTCGTCCTCGAACAGCGACTCCTCGACGTCGCTCGCCGCCATGTTGTAGCCGCGCGCCCAGAACGCGCAGTCGCGGATGAACTCCTGGGCCATCTCTTTGTTGTAGCCGACGTACCAGGCGTCGCACCCGCGCGCCCGCGCGGCGTCGAGGGTGACCTCGGCGGCCGTGGCCCAGGACCAGCCGATGCGGCGAGACTTCTCCGCGAGGCGCACCCGGCTCCGGTCGGCGAGCCAGCGCTGCTGGTACGGGAGGAGGACGGTGTCGGTCACGCGCGCCTCCGCTCGACCTTGAGCACCCAGCGCCGCCCGCAGCGACCGCAGGCGACGGTGTGTGGACCGACGATGGTCGGGACCGCGCGGGCGTGCCACGGCAGCACGAAGCACGGCCAGCTCCGTCGCCACCACGCTATGAGGCCCGCCCAGCTCACTCGATCGGCAGCTGAGCCAGGTCGCGGACCGAGTACATGATGCGGAACTCGTCGCCGCACCACCGCGCGACCAGCTTCCAGTCGTCCTCGGCGCAGGTCGAGCTCTCGACGATGGCCAGGCACAGCTCGCCGTCGAGCCAGCCCACGTAGCCGCAGCCCACCTTGCTGAGGTCCGGGGACTCCTCGCAGAAGGTGCGGACGAAGTCCTCGTCGACCTCCGGCGGCAGCTCGCAGACCCCCTGCAGGCCGCGGTCCATCACCTTCCGGGCCTGCGGGATGCCTGCCGAGGCGCAGCCCCCGAGGGTCATCAGCCAGATGCACGCCGCGAACAGCGCAAACGACACCGCCAGCCAAGCACGCCAGGTCATGACTTCGCTCCATCGCTCGGAACCCCGAGCACCTTCTGTTTCATGGTCTCGGCCAGCTCGTCCGAGAGACCTCGGTGAGTGACCTCCTGTCGGACGGGCTTCTCGGGGTCGCCGCTGTGCTCCACGCGGTCGCGGTAGACCTGCGGCTTCATGCCCTTGAGCAGGAACATGGCGAGCGAGTCCGAGTAGACCCGCTCCATCCCGACGAGCATCCCGCGCTGGTAGACCGGCCGCAGGTAGCCGGTCTTCGCCCGCCGGTACGCGGCGTCCTCGAGAGACTGGGCGGCGACCTCACGGGCCTCGTCCCACGCCTTCTTGAACTCCGCGTCGTTCCGGGCCCAGTGGTAGGGCAGGTGGTACAGGATGCCCGCCTCCTGCGTGGCGAGGTCCATCCGGCCCCGGCGCATGTACGCATCGAGGAAGGCCTGCTTGCGGCGCACCACCTCCTCCAGGTGGAGTTCCGCGAACTCCTTCGGGACGGTCCCCGCCCGACCGGCGCGGGTGCTGCCCGTGTGGCGGTAGGCCTCGACCATCTCCCGCTCACGGGCGGCCACCTGCGCCGCGGTCAGCGGCTTGGCCCTCGGGCGGCCGGCCTTCTTCTTCGTTGCCTTGGCCACGGGTCAACCTCGGCAGGGGC